CGCTTTCGATATCCAGCCAACTTCCTTACAAACGAGTCGTAGTCTCCATCTCCAGTCCCGTCGGCAACAATGTTTAATCCTCTGCGCTGCCCTTCTTTGATAATGCGCTTCGCAAGGTGGCTTGCCTCTACATGCGTTATCGACGCTGCTTCAGAGCTACCCTCGACAACAAGCACCTGGTACTCTGGAAACATCCCACGGATTTCGTCTGGGTCAACAGGAGCCGCATTATTGCCGAACCGCTTCAAAGCTGCTTTATTGGCGACTGTTTTTCCAGACGCTGGCCCTCCACCCAACACCGCAATTTCTGGCTTCTCCACAGCAGTCGCCCGACGAATCAGGTTGCCAGCCTTGTCTCTCGGTCCAGCTAATTGGTGTTCTAAAATCTCATCATGGAGCTTCTGGCGCTCTGGCGTGAAAATCGGATTCCCGTCTTTGTCTTTCCCAATAACATGCCGATCCCATGTCGGCTCCAACGAAGTGCCTTGTGGGGTTCTCGGGACGGGCTTCCCTGCCGTCTTTTCTAGATTATCTGGAATCTTCCGCTTCGTGGGCCTTCGACCGGCTGGTCTTTTCTTCTTTACTCCAATCGCTCGCGACGAAGCAAGCGGAGGCTCACCTATTGGCCCAACACGCTGCACTGGACTCGACTTCGACGCCCTCACCAATCCAATCGCACACCGACACAACGGATGCAACGGCGGGGCTGGCACCCCATTCGCAAACCCCTGACCCATCGGGATCGGTTTCTTCCCCAACGCCAGGCACCTATCACACAAACGATCATCAGGCGTTACAATCCACTTCTTAACGAGGCGACTTGGATCTAGCTGCCCCTGCTTGATCCCCTCCTCCCAGAGCAACAACTGACCCATATTGGCCGCTCGCATGGATTCAGTCCTGGCGATAGCCTCTGCCCGTAACCCTCGATACAGCTTCTCTTTTCTCTTTACGAGCTTCTCTATCCTTGCCGACGTTAATCCCTTTCCCCCCAGGTCTGCCCTGTAATTTTGCAGCGCCATATATTGGCGAGACTGCAGCCCAACAGACTCAAACACACGGTTCGCCACCTTCCGCGAGGATAATCCAGAATCCATCGCATCCTTCACGGCTTGCCGTATGGTTTTGAGTTGGTCTTCGCCTATTTGGTCAATAAGGGTGCCGACCTTATCACGAGCGTATAAAGAGGCTTGTGGATTCGTAACGTCGAACTGGACAGCCGACGGGTCGTCTAGGATTTTCTCAGCACTGAGCTTGCCAGAATCAACAACCGTTTCCGTTATGATTTCAGTGATGACCGCACGTTGGTCATTGGCCTTGGTTCCCCAAGAATCAGCAACCAAGTCGAACACCTTGGGCGCATTCCCCTGCTTAATCGCACCTTCTACACCAGTGCGAAGCTCGGCCCCTCCAACCTTCCCAACAACATTAACAAACCCAGCCTCTAGAGCCGTGACCTTGGCATCAGCAACACCCTGGACACCTTTCCAGTCGTCCCATAAATCCGTGAACGGCATTCATCTCCTCAACCACGCCCGTACGGATCTTCTGCCAACTCCTCCAACGGAGGACACGCACAGTCATTTACCTTTGCCCATGCGGTGTTCAACAATCCGGTGTCATGGGTACTGGCTCCATTTTCCACCCTTACCCATGACACGCCTATGTTTGCTTCTTCGCCACCAGATTATTCAGCGCAACGATGGCGTCAATGACCTCTCTGGTGGCTTTTTCCACATCCTCGTCGTCCAGCAGGTCTTTTCCTGCTCCTGCCTCGACTAGCCCCAGCGTGGCCTTGACCATATACACCGCCGCGTCTTGCTTATATTGACCTCTCGGCGCTTTAATGAACTTCTCTACCCAGTTCACCGCTTCCACGATAAACGGAAACAGCTTCATCCCTAATGCCAACCATCCCATGACTATTCCTCCTCTGTGTCTCTTCCGGGGTCATCAGCCCCGGCGTTGATTAATTGCTGCTCCTCTGGCAATGTGCGCCCCGGTTCGATCCATTCGCCCTGTTGTAAATTCCAGAACAGTGTGTCGTGCGATAACGCGCCAGCTTGCCACGCTGCGACCAACACCTGGGCCTCTTTAGAATCCAGACGCGTATCGAAGAAATCCTTATTCAGCGAAAAAGACACATCATTTCCAACATCATCAATGCCCGCCCACCAAGCGTGCCATCGCATTACCTGATTCAAGCCCTGATCAAACGTCGTTGCCATTGTTGACAGCACCGAATACTCAGCCGACGAGCGAATCCTGAGCGCCTCTGCCGTCTCTGGTGACTTCCTCTGCTGTTCGATGATTCTTGCACCCAACGCCGCCATCCGTTCCTGCTTGGCCGCGCTCAATCGTTCAATTGAACCAAGCCCATCGCCCGTATACTCCAGCATTCCCGCTCTGGCGTTTGGCTCCGGCAACACCCACGCCCGAGAGCTTCCAATCGGCAAATCGCCATCCAACTCCACACCAGACACCCACGGTGTAGGCAACGAGGTTAAATGTGCTCCATGCTCATGGTCGGCGCTCGTCCGGTAATGCGAGAGGTTCACCTCGACCAAATCCAGCAACGGCGGCTTTTCTATGGCTGGCGTCAACGCGCTTGGCCCGAAAAACTGAAACGGAATATAATCCAGCGGCTCTCCTTTTCTTAACGGTATAACTGGCTTATCGAACTCCACCCAATCCTGCGACTCGATAGACTTGTCTCGCTTCTTCTGTCTAAACCTGTGGATCTCGTAATACGGGGCCGCGCTTTCGGAGTCAACTAGCTCCAGTACCCGAATCTGCGGAACCAAGATTGGCACCCACGGATCTAGCGGATCGACCTCCTCAACGGACTCGGACAACACCACCCGAGACAGTCGCTCTTGACCACCGATCACCGCCGTTCGCCAACTCAAAATATCCTCTGCAAGTCGAGGCACCCAGTATGGGCGGGGAGTCGTCATCCCAGGTGGAGGCTCGTCGGTCATCTCAACCTGAATACCAAACCGGCCCAGGATCATCACCTCCTGAAAACCAGTCATCGCAAAGGCGCGTATCGGTTTCGCCGTAAGCGTCACATCCTGTAAGTCAGATTCCAGCGCTGCCGGAAAGATCACGCTCGGGGCCGTCCTGAACACGCACCCGAGCAACCCCATGACCGTCCTAGCGGTAGCATTGTAAAACTCAGCCCTCTCGATGTAGTTCTCGTAGTTACTCGCAACTGATGGCAAGTACTGAGTGCCGCGAGCTTTCACAGCATCGCTCCCCTCAAAACAATCTCGGCACCGTTGCCACCTAGCAAGCGCTGTTATATATTCCGAACGAGGAGAGTTCACAGGCATAGTTCGCCTCTCTGTAAGTGTGAATATTTACACGCCACTGCTGTCGCGCAAAAGCATCAAGCGCCATTCGACTTTCCCTTAGGCGTTGACTCTCTTGCGTAGACATCTAGCTATACTTGGCCCGTCTCGCCAGCTTCTTCTGAACCATCATCTCGTTCAGGTCATGTCCGTCCGCCACAACGGTAATCAGCCACCGCCCATATTTCCCCTGCTGCCGATCCCCTGACGGTCGAGTAATAATCACCACGTTCTCGGCATCCAACATCCTGTTTCTAAGCCAGTCGCGTGACACAATCCCTCGTTCTTTCTCAGCTCCCCTTATTTCCGGAGTGTTGATCCCGTCAAGCCTCCCGCTTACTTTAAGCGTTGCGCCAAACCCTAAATCCAACACCATGTCCATTAAGGTGTCGCCATCATAGACACGGCATGACAACAACGGGAATCTCCACTCATGGCACTCTGGCGCACCGTACCACTCATGCACAGTCGATTCACCAAGCACCCTAATTAGCTCCACTTTTCACACCAGCCGCCTGCAATTACGCAATCTAGTCCGCTGGAAGCCTCGGACTAAACTCGGAAAGTTGCTTGACCCTCCAATCCTCACAGGATTGGCACCAGCCCATCCTATGCCCCTCGACGGCTTCGTTTTTATTGCATCGCTTGCACATCATCAACCCCCACTAATCCGGAATGATCCGACGAGAAAAAATCCACGGAGTGCATCCCTCAGTGCCGCAAGTCGCGTGGGCTGTCATGTACGGCATATATCGCCACGCCGCATTCGGCGCAAAAACTTTTCTCTCGTCTAGGACAACGAGGATCTTGCCGTACTTCGTGCAAACATGAACCCCGTACCCGGCCTCCTCCGTTGTCATTGCTAGCGATCCCCTTCTCGCACCATAGCCAGCCGCGCCTTCCTCCGACCGAATACGACCTCCTCAAACGCTCCGGCTACCGAGTCGGCTTGATCGTCATGCTTGGAATCTGGAACCGTCGTGATTTCTTGCAGCCACGCCTGATTCCACTCACCTCGCAACAACACCACATTTCCAGCTTCCGCCTGAACAGCTACCGGCCTCCACCGTGTCGTTTTTGCACCAGATGGCGCACGGCCAGCATAATCGTATCCTGCCAGCATTCGGGTGTGAATCGCAATCATGCTTTTCCCGCTAGCCCCAGGCTCCTGCTCTTCTCGTATTTTCACCTTCGGCCCGTCAAGCTGTGCTGTCTTTACAATTGTCTCATCGACAACGTGCGGAGACCAGCGCCCTCGCACAACATCCTCTACGTAAAATGTTCCATCCTCAAACTTCGACAGCTTTGTCCCAACCGTGAAATCTGGATCTTTTCCTGGCCTTAACTCTGTTGCAGCACAATCCCAAAACCTCGCTGTTGCCACTCGCCCTTTCACGGGAAGGACATCGACAACCCGAAACCATGCCCGTTTGAACATCAGCCCTTCTTCTGGCTGAGGGTTCTGGTTATACTGCGTCTCGAAATCTCGGCCTTTAATTCCTCTGTCCTCTTCAACCTCTTTCTTCCCATGACGATTCTCGCAAATCAACTCTCCTTGCTCCGTTCGTGGATCTTTGAATCCAATCGAACTGACAGTTGATCGCTTCGGGTCATACTCAGTTGGAAGCATCAACACCTCATACCCAAACTCTTCGATCATCCTCCCCGCAAGATCGTCCTGATGCCCTCGCTGCATAATGCAGAACCGACAGCCGGTTTTCGGATCATTCAACCGGCTATGCCACACCCTGCGATAAAACTCATGCACTCTAATGCGAGACACTTCCGAATGTGTCTCATTCAAATTATGCGGATCATCAAGCCCCAGAAAATCAGCCCCATGCCCCGTAACTGTCCCTCCTACTGATGTCGAAATCCTATACCCGCGATAAGTGTTCTCGTAGTTCGTCTTTACATTTTGATCCGTCGTCAGGCGATAGCCACTCCCCCATCGCTCCTGATACCAATCGCTGTCAATCACTCGACGGCTCAACACGGCATGTTCTGTTGACAAACCTGTCGAATAACTTGCATACATAAACCGCAACCCAGGCGACTTAATCCATGCCCACGGATTTAAGCACACTGATGCCGTTAAACTTTTAGTATGCCTTGGTGGAATCAAAATAAGAAGGTTGCGTATGTCCCGATTGATCACAGCCTCTAAATGCTCACACACCGCACCTATGTGCCACCCGTCTACGAATGGTGCCGTTGGCTCAATAACAGGCCACACCTGTTGGACGAACTTGTGCAGTTTTCTTTCGGCAAGCTCAGTCTTGACTTGATTCCGCTCTGCGAACGGCATTGTCATGTATGCGCTCAAGCTCCTCAAGCTCTTCTGTGGTCAAGTGGCCCAACGACCGATCCGCCTCCTCAACCCTATCGGACACAATCTCCCCAGCCTCGCCTCTTGCCTGCCTCTCCACCTTTACACCAACCTCCAGCAGACGCCCCATTGCCGTAGGCGTCATTGCTTCAACATCCTTAGAACTCATGGCTTGCAACTTCTGAATCACTTTACCTGTAAGCGCAGCTGCGAGACCAGCATGACGCTCATTCATTTTCTCGACCGCCTCAACCTGCGACACCCTGTTCTGTCGATCCTGCTCATCAACCCATGCCGCCACACGGCCAACCCAATCCCACCTTGAAGACCAGCGAGCCATTAACTGGGCCGATTTACCCAACTCTCTCGCTACTCTTTCCTGACTGCGGGTTGTTCCCATGTCCCTATAGACCGTAAACGCCTCAAACGCCTTCCGGCTCTCCCCAAACTGCCGCTCCCACGGGAATCTGGTGGAGCTTTCCCTGGCTTCTTGCGCTTGCTCGCGCTGACCTTCTCTCGTCGCCATCCGATCCAATTTACTTCCTCTTTACTTGCTCCCTGAGTATCTTTGGCGCTGTGTTGTCCCACTTCACCCAATGATGCAATCGCTTGTGCGAATCCCCCATCATTCTCACTGTAACCGATGATGGCTGAAATATAACGCTATAGAACGACTTAACATAAGTTCCTTGGTCAAGGTAAAGCTCCGACATTCCACCACTTGACGCCTGTGTTTGCATTTGCACCACGCTGGCGAAAGGCACCGTAAAGAAAAGCAATCCCGTGCTTGCCCCGTGTGTATACGTGTTCACATCTTCATTGATCCTGCCAGCGAACCTAAACACTCTATCGGTGGAACAGAAAAACGTGTTCATGCACTTTCTGAACAGTGTCGGCTTCTTCGCCGTGCGGTTCTCCATCCCACCGATGAAGTCTCCACCCTGAGCTATCGCAATGCTGTTTGCCGTGATCGACTTGTAAAACGCAAACAGACTCCCGAACACCCTGTCCAAGTTCTTAATATTCTTTGGCGTCGCATTCACCTCATACACCCGATATTCGAACGCTTGGTAGTCATCATCTAATTGAATGAAGTATTCGTAACCAAGTTTTTTGGCTATCGCAAAACAGGCGTTTCGAGCATACACGACGACCCCATCTTGT